TTAGACGTAGTAGGGGACACCATCGGTGTCAGCCTGGAGGGTGTACCCGGACGTGCCGAGGGAGAAGTATGGGACGCCGTCGATGTCTTCGCCAATGTTGAACGGGGTGTCGAACGTCGCGAGCCGCCCTGCGATGTTGGCTAACAGGTCGTCGGCTTTTTGTGCGTTGTCCGCTATGACGTTGTCGCCGCCGCGGACGAGCTCCTGCCCATCGGGCTTCTTGAACCCCAGTGGGGTGGTGGTTATCGCCACGATGGGCCTCCTGTTACTTGGTTACTTCAGCGTTGGTGGCGGAGGGGTTGCCGTCTTTGTAGCCGGACGCCAGTGAGGTCAGGATGGAGAGTGTGACGCCGCCTAGTCCGATGCCGCCCATGTTGACCCAGTCCGCCTGAAATGCGTTGAGTGCCACGTCCCCAACAAAGTAGGCGGTGAGGACGGACTGTGCGCCCGTCTTGACCGCACGCTCAGCAGCAGCTTTCCAGAAGGTAATAGTGAACATCAGTTAGCTTCTTCCTTTTCGGTGTCCTGCTCCTGGTTGTACCGGGCAGCAGCCCTCGCGATGTCGTCCGCTTGCCCGGCGTCGATGATGCGTCCGTCGAGTTTCGCGGCGATACGCTCCACAGTCGAGGACACGATCCCCTCGGCCTGTACCGGGTGGATCATCGGGTTTGTCATCGCCTCACCAATGGTTTCGATGACTTGCCGGTGGTGGTCGCGTTCCTCACTGATGAGTTCGCCAAGGGTGTTGCCGCCCTTGTTGTCGAACATGATCAGGTCACGCGTGGCCTTGGCGATCTTCTGAATTTCTTCTTCTGTGATCACTTCGTACTCCTCGGAAGTTTGGGGGTTGATGTCGCCGGCGGGTGCGAGTGGGCCACTGCCGAATAGGGTTGCTGGGTTGATCCGCCCGTACATGTACGAGTTGAGGACGTACCCGTCGGGCAGGGCCTCGAAGTGAAGGTGCGGGCCCGTGCTGGCGCCGGTGTTCCCGGACAGTCCGAGCGTCCACCCCTCTTTGACGTGATCGCCCTTGTGGACCCAGTTGGCGTCGTCCTTGCAGTGGCCGTAGATGCCGATGAAGTGTCCGTGATCCACGACGTAGGTGAACCCGGCAAAGTTGGGCGAGATCCACCACGGGTTGTCTGCGTAGGTGCCCGTCAACCTGCCGACATGCAACACAACACCGTCAGCGACAGCCCGCACCGGTGTACCAACCGGGCAGGGGTAGTCCGTGCCCGTGTGCCCGTCAGGCTGGTAGTTCCCAAACTGCACGATGATCCAATGGTTGAACGGGAGGTTCTTTGTGGGGTTGTCCCCGAAGTCCTGCGACGGCTCATAATCAACCGGGTGTCTCATGACCTTGCCCTGTCTTGTTCTTCTTGGTGCCGGTCAATAAGTGACGGGTCAAGATGTGGTTTCAACGATTCGGGGATACCAGGGATTGGCGGCTTCGATCCGCCCTTAGCCCAGAACACCATCCGCTCAATGAAGTTGATGGCCGTGGAGAAGTTCCGGGAAACAACGTTGAGGTCTTTGCGGAGGTCTTTGACGTCTTCTTCGAGCGACTCGACGCGTTCCATGAGGTTCTTCGCGAACGTCACCGCCGTCGCTTCCTTCGCCGTCTTCGAGGAAGTCCTGCCCGCATAGGTCGCACCATAGGCTGATGCGGCCGCAACAATGAGGACACCAACGAGGGTCAGTACTTGGTCAGGGTTCACGTGTCGTCCTAGTGTCTCTGTCGTACTCGCCCTGCATGCCTGAGACGATCATGGGGGCGGCTGCGAACAGCCAGTAAACGGCGGCTGACAGGTACGCTTGGGGCGACCCTACGAGGGCGCCTATGAGAAACAGGGCACCCCACATTGCGGGGGCGAACACGAGGGCGGCGAACCCGAACCAGTCTTTAGGGCGGCACATGAACGCTGAGACGATACCGAGGAGCCCGGCGACGATCCACAGCGCGGCGAACGGTTCCAAAGGGACAACAGCCGTCAACCATTTGAGGGATGCTTGGCGTGACCCGGTCCCTGGCATGATCCAGAAGCTCGCCCCGACGATTAGGTACACGCCGGCGAATAGGAGCTGGAAAGCTCCGCGGCGTCCGTTTGCTCGGGGGAACCCGTTAGATGTTTTGCGCATGGTTGCCTCCCGGCGTGTTGTGACCACCGGGAGGCGGTCTGGGTTAGGGTTTGGTTTGTGTGGCCCCGGAGCGCAAGTCCGGGGTCACACCTAGTTGAACGTTGTTACCCGATGCGGGTTATGCTGATGCGGAAGTCGTAGGAGCGTGGCGAACCGGACGAGTGGTATACGTCGAACACGAGGACGTCCCCTGCGTTGGCCCGATAGTTCGGGTGAACAGCTGTGGCGATGTCCTCCCCGGTCATGACCGCACGAGTGACAGCGTTACCGTCGAACTGGAACTCAACGAACGACCGGCCAGTGACGCCCGCCGCAGCCTTGGCCGTGAACGTGATGGCGTAGTTGCCGGCGTCACGGAACGCGAGCAGGTTCTCTGAGGGGTGGGTGACGAACGCCGTGTCCGTGGTTCTGGTCGCGTCGAGAGTCAACGCCCCGGCACCCCACAGTGTGGTGTTGGGTACGGACTGGCCTGTTCGGGTCCACTCGCAGTGGCCCGATGTTTTCCAGGCTGTCCCGTCCCACTTCTCGGTAAACATGGATTGGTCTTTGCGGAGGACCATTGTGCCGATCTTCAACGTCCCACCAGCCAACGCGGCGAGCCCGTCACGTTCGGCCTGGTTATCGACCGGGATGGGCAGGTTGAGGGACAATGCCATTTTGGCTAGGTCCGAAGTGAGCTCATATGGGTCACTGTTGGTTGGGACCTCGGCGCCGTTGTATAGGGTGATCGCCATTAGTTGGACCAGTCCATTTCTAGTTTGCCCGATTCGGGGTCTTTGAGTCGGCTCTGAAACCCGACGTACGGGTCACCGGATATGGAAATGCCGCCCCCAGCAATGAGGACGGCATGGAAACTGTCGGGCAGGACGACCCAGCCGGGCGATAACCCGGCAGTGAACGTGTGACCAGCCGGGGTGTACCGTGCTGGGACTGTCACGTCGAACGGTCCAACAGTGCGGGTCACATCACCGCCCGGCCTCGACTGGGAGGTGTGCGCGTACAGGTGGACGGTCGCGTCCGAGTTGTACGAGCCTGCGTTGAGTCGTGCAGGGATCCGGAAGCGTGCCTGCTTGATCGTCTTCCCGGCAAGGACCGTGTTAGCTGGGCCGTAGAACCATGCACCCGTAGTCGCGCCCGAATAGTAGGAGCCGGAGTAGATGTCTTCGCCGCCGAACCGTGACGTCGCGTAGGAACCCCAACCGCCCGGACCCCACCACGTATCCGAAGCAGTGGCGGGCGTCTTCTGCGTACCGGTGATGTCCCCGCCGCCCGGTGGCAGGGGCGTGTTCGCCGGGGGTGTGATCGTCATTTCGTTGACCAAACCGAGGATCGTCGGGGTTGCGGCGTCCCACGTGATGTAGACGTTGTCCGCGATGGTGTAGTCACTGAGCGGCCCGAGGTACCGTTTCGTCGTGTACGTCACACCGTCCTCGCCGCTGATTACGATCTCCAGCACACCGAACGCGAGGATCACACCCGTAGACGGTCGCGGCTGATCCGTGTACCCACCAAGAACAAGCGCCGAGTAAAGGCCGCGACCCTCACGGCTGATGTCCACCACGATCTGCCCACCCTGCAACGGCTGAATCGGGTCCATCCAACGCGCCCCAATAAGGTTGCCGTTGATGTTCGCCCACCACTGCGACCCGTCCCAATGCGCCGTCCCGTAGGCGCGCCTGGTCGAGCCGTCCGGCATGGCCTCCATCATGTGTTTGAAAGCGTCCAACGGTTCGCCTCCTACGGCAGGTCATCCCAAGTCAGATCCGGTAAACGGCCCCACGTTGAAGGCATCCGGTCCCAAATAAGTTCCGGTGTCCCGGCTGTCAAATACTGCGCCCACTCGGTACGACCAAGTGCGGTGATCATGTCGTTGTACGAGCACTGAACCGTGATGCGCGTCCCAGCCGGCACCTTTGCACCCGAGCGACTAATACCCACGATCTGGCAAGGGAAGTAAGCGACATGCCCGGCAGTCAACGGGTAACCAACATCAATCCAGTCGCCGCCCTGCAACTCAGGCCGCGGTGTCGTCTCAACCTCAAACTCCACCGCAATCGAAGACAGGAACTCGTCCCGCAACTGGATCCCGTACGCGAGCGCCTGACCATACGTTTCGATCATGTCCGACGTGTAGAACTCCTGCGCCCGCCCATGATCCCCACCAAACCGCAACGGGCCTGTATCAATGGACACGACAGCGGTCACCGGTTTCCCGTCGCCCGAATCCTTACCCGACACAACCCACCGGTTATAGAGCTTGTCCAACACTTGTTTGCGGGAGACGCTGACCATGCCCTTCTCAGGCTCAACACGCCACACCGGATCCGTGACACGAGGGTAGACGCGTAACTCACCGTCGCCGCCCATCCTGTACCGTGCGTTACGGCGTGCAAGGATATCCTGAACCGCCTCCAACCGCTCACGGTCATAGACGGTCGTCCGAGGGATAGCAGCGTCCGTAACGCCCGCCTCCACCACAACCGGGAAATGATTCACCAGGAGACGCTGCACCTCAGTCAAATACGTTGCAGCCAGCGCGGGTGATTCGGGGGCTTCCAACTTGTCCCGGTCAGGGTTGATAGTCAGATCAACCGCCGTCAACTTCACAGCCGCCGTGACAATCGCTTTCTTGCGGCGGTGTGGGCCGAGCTGCGAATCCGGTACATCCAACCCGAACTCGTCAATCTCACGCCAATCCACAACCTCAACAGGCTCATTCCCTGTTATACGGAACTTCCCATAGTTGATCGCACCCGCACCACCCACACGATAAATGATCTGCAACTCAGTGCCGCCAACACCAAGCGCATCATCAAACCGCCACGCCCCAAGCTCGCCCCGAGGGTCCGCAACAGTCAGGCTCACCTGCTGACCGATCTTCACCGAACCCCCGGCACTATCACCGAAACTCCAATCAACAACATCCAGCGGCTCATCCAACACCAACCGGCCACCACGCCAAGCCCACACCAACAACGAATCCGCCGGCCTCGAACCCTCAAGGGCCCGCTCCGTCACCACATCAACAGGACGCACGCTAGCCTCCTATCGGGTTCTTCAAATCATCCAAATACGTTTTGCCCGCCATAAGATCCTGCTTCTGCTGGTACGTCTCCAACAGAATCTCCACATCCCCATACGTGAACGTCGCTGTTAGGACACGGATCGCCGGGGCCTGGGTTACGTCCCCAGCCAAATCCCATGACGTAGTGAAGCCTCCCGAGCCAGCGTTCAAGGGACGCTCGGAAACGTTCGCGACCGCCAAGAAGCAAGTCCCACCAAGAGCGCCACCCCAAGAGGCGGGGAGGCGTACAAGGATCTGACCGGCAGACATGAACAGTCGCCGCAGTTTGGTGTTTTCTTCCGCAGCGTCGGTAATCATTGAGAAATCGACACCAGCAGCGGCCATGCGCTCACCGAACAACGCCATCGGCTTGTTGGATCCCATAATCTTGTACACGGAAACGTCGGCGGCGTACTCCAAGGCAGCCAGGGCCTTTGAGGCCAGCACGGGCCCACCGTTCGCCGCACGCCGCTTGGTGATCGGGATCGCCGACTGTGGCACCAGAGCATCCTGCACGTAGCCGACCAGCGAATCGACAGTCACCGGATCAGAGGTCACCCTCACAGCACCACCCGGACCAGACAGCACCTCAACCTCGTAGGTGATTGGGCGTCCCAAAGGAGCCGCCCAATCCTCCACATAGGTAGCGTCATTCATGAGGACGCGACGATAACCCTGCACCGATTCACGCTCGCCATCAGCGATCCGCCAGACCGTGACGACCGAATCGCCGACGCCAAGATCGGTGATCGTAATCCCAACCTTGGCGCACGGCGACTCGAGAATAGCCTCAACCGTTACCGCAACCATCAGTGTCCTACCCTCATTAGTCTTGAATTGGAGTCGAACGCACGGACGGTCGCGGCGGAAGATTCACTCAGGTAGGCGTTGAACTCGCGGTCACCAACCATGAGCGTCATGCGGCCCGACATGTTCGCCTGCAACGCGGCAGGGGTCGCTGGGGAGTATGCGCCGGCGCCGAACGTCGGGACACTGGGAACATCCACCAAGCCCGTAACGGAACCAGCGATCTTCCCATGCATCGCATCAAGACCATTGATAAGGCCCTGACCAATGTTCACGCCGTAACCCATAAACACGCGGGACGGCGAATGGATACCAAGCAGATCCTCAAACGGGCCCCGGATAGCCTCAGGGACGATACTCAGTACTGCCCTGCCGATAGAACCCATCATGGAACCGATACCGTCAATCAAGCCCTGGACGATGTTCTTGCCAACACTGAACAGAGCATTCCCGGCGTTACCGATAGCTCCCGTGATCTTCCCGATCAGGCCAGAGAAGAACCCAACAACGTTCCCGATCATCCCCGAAACACCATTGACCACGTTGTTCCACGTGTCAGCGAAGAACCGGCCAATGTTGCCGAGGGTGTCCCCAATGAACCCCATCACCATGCCCATACCGGCGCTGATCACCGACCAGACAACTCTGATAGCGCCACCGACAACAGCGACAATCGTGTTCCAGATGCCAGAGAAGATGTTCCCGATGCCCTCCCAGACCTGCGACCAGTCACCCGAGATGATCCCGGTAACAACCTGGATGATCCCCTGAACAATCTGCATCGCGTTCTTGATGACATCGGCGATCACATTGAAGACCAGCACGACCACCGGAAGAAGCGCATTAATGATCGGGATAAGGTCGGAGGCGATCTGCACAACAAACGGTGCGATGGCCGCGATCAGCTCACCGAACATCGCGGCAAGAGGCGGGAGAACCGTGGACACCAGATTAACAATGATCGGCAAAAGCGCCGAAACAAGTTGCGACACCAGAGGGATGACAATAGCTAAAACGCCAGCAATAGAACCGCTGATCTGCGTAAACGCTGTAGCCAATAACGGCAGAATCGGCGTGATTACCTGAAACAGCAGACCAAGCGGAGAAAACGAAGACACAAGCTGCATAACCTGCGGTACCAGTGGGCCGAAAGAAGATGCAAGGGAAGCGAACAGCGGTCCCGCTACTGCCATGATCGGCGCGAACGCGCCGCCCAAGCCCTCATCGCCGAGGCCCGCGGTGAACTTGTCCAGTGCTGGAAGAATGTTCGTGTTGATGAACCCGAACACGCTAGTGAGTGCAGGGAGGAACAACCCGCCGATGCTCGTCTGCACATCCTTGAACCCGGCAGCCATACGCTGCTGCTGACCCGCGAGGGTCTCGCCCTCTTTCGCGAAGTTACCAGTCGCGTCCGCTGTCTGCTTTGAGATGAGCGACAGGGTTGCGGCCTGCTGCGCCGTCTGGTCGAAAGACCCGCCGACCTTCGCGAACCCGAGAGCCGCAGCCTCAGCGTCGATCTTCGCCTGGTTGAGAGACACGCCGTAGCGCTCGATAGGGTCCCGTTCGCCCTTCAGCGCCGAGCTAAGAGCCTCAACCGCTTCCGACGTAGTACCGCCAAACATTGACGCCAAGTCAGCGCCAGTTGTGATCAGCGCGTTCGTTTTTGGCGCCAACTGATCCATCGCCACGCCACCGTTTTTCAACTGCGACCCAATGATGGTGCCAAGCTCGTTGAACTCATTCTGCGTAAGGCCCAGGGCGCTGTCCGCAGACTGCGACCACTTGAGCATGTCCGCCGCGTTCTCCTTGAACACGCTACCTATCGCGCCGGCGCTCTGCTGCAAATCACCCGCGCCAGTAATCGCGCCCTTCAGGAACGTCCCAACCGACAACGCCCCAAGCGCCGCCGTCGCGATACCTGCAAACCCGGCACCGAAGCCCTTACCCGCAGACTTCCCAGCATCACCGCCCGAAGATTCCGCCGAACCGAACGCCTTCTTAATGTCACCCGCGAGAGTGTTGGTGCCCAAGCCAACGGAGATAAAAGCGGATCCAAGTTCCGTAGCCAAAAGGCACCAACCTTCTCTATGTAATTACCAACCAAGCCATCCGCGGATCGCCTCAATGGACTCGGCCTGACCGCCGAACTTCTTATGCTCCGGAACCACACCAGGCCGCTGAATGGGCTTTGGCCGATTCCGGTTCTTCTGCCCATCCCGCGACCGCATCCAATTACCAGCAATCACAGCGTCAGCAACAACAGCTAGTAAGTGCTCGCTCAAACCCCACGGGGCTGCGTCGGGATGCATCTCCCGATATAGCGCGGACGTGGCAGGTTGGTACTTGATAATGTCCCGCAAGTCGGCCCACGACAGGACCGCCGGCACGTCCGAAGCGCGGTACCCCAGCGCCAATAGGTCGTAATTGATGGCCCCTCTAAACTCACTAAGGAGCGTTAAGAGGCCCCGGATTCCCCCACGGCAACCCCACTATCGGCCTGCCACGCCTGAACCAGCGCCGTAAGCTGGTCCTTATCCAGCGTGCGGATCGCCTTACCAATCGGGGAATCAGCCTCACCAAAGACCGACAGGTAAGGGCCGATAGCGTTGTCCGGCGCGTTCTCAATCGCTTCCAGAACACCAACCGCAAGATGCTCAAACTTGGGGACACTGAACGACTTCGAACCAACCTTGAACTCGAAAAGGTTCTGCTTCAGGGACCGCTTAGCGGCAGGAACTTCGTAAACCATTAGGTGACTCCAAAGAATGTGGGTGACTGATTCGGTGAGTGACTAATTGGGTGATGACCTCGGGGCGGGGAGTCACCACAACCCGCCCCGAGGAGCCTTCATTACGGGGCGAACACGCCATCGTCGAGGAACTTGTAAGCCTTGTTCCCCAACTCGTCAGCGAACGCCTCAACCGTGACCTGGTAGCCGATGACCTCAGAGTCGGAGTACGTGATGTCCCCAACCTCAGTGATCTGACCATCCGGCACGTAGATGCGGATCTTCGCGTCGCCGTCCTTGACCTCAAACACGTACGCCTTGTGCGGCAGGGCCGTGGCGTTGACCTGGACCTCATGCAGGGTGCCCGTCGAAACGGTCGCCGCAGTCGTGGTCACATTGTCTTCGCCGTAAACAGCGGCCAACACGTCAGCGTTCAGCGTCTCAAGGAACGTGAACTGGTAAGTCACGTTGTGTTCGGTCTGAACAACCTTGACCGTGTCGCCACCCCACGCCCGAATCCGGTCAGTAGACCGCTCGTTCGTCTCAGTGACGCCGTCCTCGCCGATGTAACCCGCGGCAGTGAACCCGGACAGCGCCGAAACAGCAGTAGTAGGGGCAGTAGCGGTGAGGGCCCCGAGGAGCACACCACCCGTCGCCAGCGGAACGCCAGCAACAACCTTCGCAGCCGAATTGGCCATTGTTTTCCTCCAAAGAGTGGGCAAAAGAAAAGCCCCCACAAGGAGGGCAAAGAAAGTTAGATAGAAGTTGGCCTGACATGCCAACGGACAGTGAACTGGTAGCGGGGTTTCGCCGTGTCAGGGTCGGGGAAGAACTGAACCCCACCAACCGAATCAACCCGGCGCACAAACACGGCACCCGCAGTCATACCAGCAGCAGAGAACATGAGGGCCTGCGCGGTGCGGGCAATGTTAGACGCGGCAGGTTCGTC